AGCAATAAGAACCCATTTGAAATCCGCGCAGAGATGATTAAGTTGGCGAAAGACTATATGGACCAACAGTATCATATGAACGTTCAACTCATGAATGACATGTTTGAGCAAGGTAAGAAGACGTATGAAGAAGTCCAAGATGCATACAAGATGTATTCAATGGAAGAACTCATGGCTAAAGCTAAAGAGATGTATTCATTCGTTTCTACGAAAGACTAAGTCCTTTTAAACTAAAGAAAAAAAAAGTGCGGGAAGAGGTTTAAATTCCCGCACCAATTACTATATAGGTAATATGAGCTATGGAGGATACAGTATGACTCACACACAACACACCTTCGATATCGCCTGGGATTGTGAAATTCAAACCTTTCTTCAATTCCTTCTGGACCATCAATTAAAACTCGAATCTTTCATTCCTTCCGGTCCTGATGGTAATCCTGAAATTACGGTATCTGGTCCACCACACCAAATCGAAGAATTGGTGTGGTGGACCAAATCGAAGAATTAAAAGCAATAATGTGACTTTGGGGATTTACAATCCCCTTTTTTTAGTTTAAAATGGCTCCAAAGCATGGAGGTTCAATGACTTTTTACACATCCGTAAATCGCTATGGAAATAGCATTCTGTATCGTGGTTATACTGACAATGGTACACCGGTTTCTCATAAATATAAGTTTTCGCCCAAGCTCTATATTCCTGTTAGAACAAAAAGTAAATTCAAATCATTTGACGAGCATAACCTAAAAGAAATTGAATTTGACACAATGGCAAAGGCCCGTGAATACATGGCCATGTATGAGGGTACCGATGATATTAAGATCTATGGTACAACCAATTATATCCATCAATTCATTACGCATAAGTTTCCAAACAATATTGAATTTAATATGAACCATATTAACGTGGTCAACTTCGATATTGAGGTTGCATCTGATGATGGTTTTCCAACACCAGAAGAAGCAGCATATCCAATTATTTCGATTGCTCTTAAATCGAGTAAGTCTTCAGTCTATCAAGTCTGGGGACTTGATGATTATGACTCGAGTAAATCTGAGATTGATCTACATGGTAATATGGTTCAATATCATAAATGTGATACTGAGGTCGAGCTTCTTGTTAAGTTTTTAGGATATTGGACAAAGAATTATCCTGATGTGATTACTGGCTGGAACTCTCGTTTCTTTGATATCCCATATCTTATTAATCGTATTCGCTTGCTTGGATCTGAAGAAGCTGTCAAGAAAATATCTCCTTGGAGTATGATCAATGCGCGTAATGTAAAAAAGATGCAAAGAGAACTACCAGCATATGAAATTGTTGGTATTCAACAAGCTGACTATCTTGAACTCTTTCAAAAGTTTGGATACTCGTATGGAAATCAAGAGTCATATAAACTTGATCACATAGCATACGTTGTGCTTGGTGAGCGTAAACTTTCATACGAAGAACATGGTAACCTCTATACATTGTATAAAGAAGATCACCAAAAGTTTATTGACTATAATATTAAAGACGTTCAGTTAGTTGACCGGATCGATCAGAAAATGGGATTGATCTCTCTCGCCCTTACGATGGGATATAGGGGTGGGGTTAACCTATCAGATACATTTGGCACAACATCTATTTGGGAATCAATTATCTATCGTCGTCTTTTGAGTAAAAATATTCAGTCACCCGTTAAACAGATTCAAAAAGTGCCATATGCTATATTTGGCGCAACTGAAACTTCTGTTAAACATCCTGGCTCTGAGGCAAGGACAAAAGGAAAGAGTCATAGTATTGCCGGTGGTTATGTAAAAGATCCACAAGTTGGTGCACATGATTGGGTTGTATCATTTGACTTGAACTCTCTCTATCCTAACATCATTGTTCAACAGAATATTTCACCAGAAACACTGTGTCGAGATCATACAATTCGTTTCAAACAAAGCACAGATTTTTATCTTGAACATGATCGATCAACACAAGTGGATGATACATATTCTGTTTGTGCTTCTGGTGTTCCGTTCATGAAAGATAAGCAGGGTATTATTCCTGAGCTCATTGTAGATTACTATGCTGAACGTACGAGTATCAAAAAGAAAATGCTATCTACTCAATCTGAATATGAAAAAACTAAAGATCCAAAACTGGATGCTCAGATCAATCAGTTGCATAATAATCAGATGGCGATTAAAATTCTGTTGAATTCTCTTTATGGTGCCATGGCCAACAAATACTTCAAGTATTTTGATAACGCTCTTGCTGAGTCTGTGACTCTAACTGGTCAGACCGTAATTCGTTGGGCTGAAAAAGCAATCAATGAAGAAATGAATAATCTGCTTAAAACGAACAAAGACTATGTGATCGCAATCGATACAGACTCAGTATATCTCAACATGAGTGCTCTTGTTAAAAAGTTCAATCCAAAAGATCCAGTCGCATTTCTTGATAAGATATGTCAAGACCATTTTGAAAAAATTCTAAACAAAGCATATGATGAATTTTATTTTGTAATGAATGGTTATACACCTCGAATGGAAATGGCTCGTGAAGTCATTGCTGATCGTGGTATATGGACAGCCAAGAAAAGATATATTCTAAATGTACATAACTCTGAGGGTGTCCAATTCGCTGAACCAAAGCTAAAGATGATGGGTATCGAAGCAATCAAGTCTTCAACACCCGAGTTTGTACGTAAGAAGTTCAAAGAGATCTTTCATATTATGATTTCTGGTACTGAGTCTGATACTCAAAAATTTATTTCCGAATTTAAAAAATCATTCAGTGAACTGCCTCCAGAAGAAGTCGCGTTTCCTCGTGGAGTATCAGAAGTTGATAAGTGGAGTGATAAGCACGACATTTATTCGAAGGGTACTCCAATCCATGTTCGTGGATCTTTACTATATAATCATTATCTAAAAAATCAATCTCTTGAAAAGAAATACGAAGTGATTAAGAATGGTGAGAAGATTAAGTTCGTGTATCTTAAGAAACCAAATGCATTCAAAGAAAACGTAGTATCATTCCCGGGTTATCTTCCTCCAGAATTTAATCTTCATAGTCGAGTGGATTATAACTTGCAGTTTGAAAAAACTTTCCTTGAACCCTTATCGCCTATTCTCAAAGCTCTTGGTTGGAGTGCTGGAGGTGTCGGTGCTAAAGCGTCACTTGACAGTTTCTTTTTTTGAAAAACTGTGGTAGAATATAATATAACAATGGAGTATATACTATGTCTGATTGGGCTAATGATATTCGAATGATGCATCTTAAATATGGTGTGCATGATTGGTTTGAAAATAATAAGCATAATAAAGAACTCATGAAAGAGTATCTTTATTTCCGTCTTAACATGTGTAAAGAAGAACTTGATGAATCTTTTGATGCTATTGAAGCAAAGGATCCCGAAGAAATTGTTGACGGTCTTATTGATCTTTGTGTATTTGCTATTGGCACTCTTGATGTATTCGGAGTTGATGCTAATGAAGCATGGGATCGAGTGTATGAACCGAATATGAATAAAGAACCCGGTGTAAAACCTGGTCGTCCAAATCCGTTTGGGCTTCCGGATTTGATCAAACCTACAAAAGAAACACATGGCTATGACTGGGTAGCGCCTAATCACGAAGATAATCATGGCGATCTCGATCTCGCACTTTAAAAATATTTGGGATAACAAACCTTCTCAACTTGACTTCTCGGATTGGAATCAATTCGAGAAGTTTCTCTGTTTGTTATCACAACGCAAGCTGAAAGGTAAGAAAGATGCTGAACTTATATCACCGGCTACTTATGTTGATAATACAACTCGGGCCAATCGGAATGTCCTTGGTTGGATCGGTTGGACTGCTGTTGATGTTGACAGCGCTGAAATTAATAACGACATAAAAATCTTTGTAAAAAATATCGTAAAAGATAAAAAGTTTATTTGCTATAGTACAGCGAGTAGTACGCTTGAAAATCCTAAGTTTCGACTCGTATTCGAATTGAGTCGGGATGTAGATCCAGATGAAATCCGACATTTTTGGTTTGCGCTTCAATCTGATCTTGGAGACTTAGGTGATAAACAATGTAAAGACTATAGTCGTATGTATTATACACCAGGAGATTATACAAATGCTTACAACTTCTACTTTACTAGTGGTTCTAATCATGGGCATTCTATTGATGTCGATGAGCTTTTAGTAAAATACCCATATGTTCAAAAGAAAGCTTCAAACAATTTCTTTGACCGACTACCCGAAGAAATTCAAAAGCAAGTGAT